GCTAGAAGCTTAAAGAATCTGTCATCATCTCTCCAATTTACTGGTCGATTTTCAAAATAAGATAACCATTTTGTAAAACTATCATAAGATAATTCATCTTGTAATCGATCCACAAATGGATACTTTAAATGATAAGCCAACTCATAGAGAGCTAAATCCTCCTCCGAGAGTATTACTTTCCCATTTTTTCAGCTTGCATTCCAGAGAACTTCATAATCTCGTTAGAGAGCTTCTGTAATTCATCAAGAGGGAATGTCATGAAATCTTCATCTGAGATATCATCACAATCTTCTACTCCAAAACGAATTACAGTGCACAAGAGAGCAAATCCTTTATCTTCATCCTCTCCTGCTTCTCTAGCATCAGTCTGAATAGACATAACTTCATTAACAGAAAGCTTCCTAATTTTAATCTTCTGCTTCATGAAAGTATGTTCTTTAGTAGAACGTTGACCGACAAGTCCTTTTAAACCTGACATATATTTATTCTCCTTTGAGTACGGATTTATTTTGGCGCTGGAAGTCATCTAGATCATTCCTCATTCTATGTAGATAAGCCAGTGTTTCAAACACTTCGCGTGCTTTAGGACTGTCTTTCTCAAAATCCTTAATACGTTCAAAGGTTTTTCTGATGCTGACATCAATCGCCTTACGCTGGTGTTTAAGGGTAGTCCTTAACACATAAGCGAGCGTGAATGGTTTTACAAATGTTTCTATATTCATCTCTATATATCTAATAATGAGGGCTGCTCTCGCAATTAAGTGTAAACACACCCTCTAGGGAAATATTAGTCGGTATATGCTCCAAAGAACTCGGTCTGTACCGAGAGCGTGAGCGTTGCCGTATTTGCATCAGTTAACTGCGGATTAACAGAAAGAGCTTCCATCTTGCCGCCCCAGAAGTACTGGGAGTTCTCTGCCGTTCCGATTTCACCAGGCAATGAAGCATAACCACCACTGGGCTCTGCATTCAAGAGAGTGAAACGGAAAGCATACTGAAGACCGTCTCCAACTAACGCACCTAAGTAGTCCGCTGAGTCCTGCCAGTCTACACCGACCAAGTTAAGCTGAATCTCCATAGAAGGAGCATCGGCCTGACCCTGAATCTGTGAAGAAGTCTTCTGACCATACACAGGTACGTTTACAATGTTAGGCGGAGTACCCATAGAAGGAAACTCTCTAACATTCAAAATACGAGTGTATTCGCCAGGTGTAGCAGTTACAGCGTCACCATTTGCCAACTCGACAGCAAACAGAGCTTTCCAAGCCGCTTCATCGGCAGGCTCACCTGCCCACGTTTCACGACAAATAGAAAGATCGGAGTAAAGGCCTGCGCCGATCGAACCAATATGAGCCATTATTGAACCTCGAAATAGTTAAATGGAATTGTGTAAGTGTACCAATAAAGTGTGGGATTATCTTTATCTCTACCGTTTGGCTTAAGTGAACTACCCATGAATTGTACAGAAATTCCTTGTGTAGTACTAAGTGTCTTTCCGGAGAGATATGAATCCAATTGATCTGCTATAGTAATAGATCTCTTAGGACCTATCCCTACTTTTGTAAATATATCTATTATTAAAACACCAGTTTTTGCATTGATGTTTGTTAGGTTTCCACTCGGTATGATCGATACTCTAATAAACTCACCATCTGAATTAACATTGACAAGATTATTAGGAAGTGTTTTGATCGATTCAGCTTTCCATGCATCAGTATTGAACACAGAGAATATATTATTCTCAATGTTAAGATATTGACCCATAACAACCACCTCACTTATGAATTTCGACGATTGTTACAAATCGGTCAGAATGAATAAGCGGACCAAACTTCCAACTAATACCCTGATACAGAAGAGAAGACCAGTCATTAATATCACCAACTTCAGCGGTTTTTAATAATGCCATCTTCTTATCGTCTTTCATTTCAGAAGCCTTCGTCGACACTTCTGTAATGATCATCTGAGTAGTAATTTTAGTTTGTTTAGAATGTGTTACTTCCCCTTCTGAGAAGTCAAAATCAGTTGAATTTTCATTTGTTATAATAACATCATCCGCTAAGTCACCTACCAGGTTAAATGCCTTGACAACATTACGACCAATTAGATTCTTATATGACATTAATTAGCCCTCCACCAAACATTACGTCCTCCATTAAATAATAGAGGGCGAATGAGATTTCGAACAATTAATGGAATCGTGGCCGGTTCTGTTTTAATATCAAGTTGAATAGAAGAAATCTGTAAGCGTGTTACAGTCCCAGTATTATCTAGTAGCCCATCATTATTCAAGAAATGATAAGCTAATTCGCAAGTTGCATTGATAATTCTAGGAGGAACAATAGTAGAATCCAGATTCGTTCTATAACCTAGTCTTGGATCAAAATATTCACCTAACCGTGGAAAAACTAAATCCTGAGTGTCACTTACGGCAGTACCAACCCAACGGAACGTCTCGAAGTAACCTGAAGCAGTTATTAATGCTTGTTCTTTGAGAGCATCAGTTGCCGAGGTCCAAGCCGCGACATCTAATCTATCCTCAAAATAAGCATCAGCTTCTGCTTGAGTAACATACGAATTAGTGCCCTTTGTGAGTGCCATAAGTGTACTCCCTATTACGTATGGAAAATAGGAAGAATACCTAAGCTTAATGCAGAGGTGAACTTACGATTCCAAACACCAACCGAGTTGTCTGCACCAGTCGTAGCAGTAATGTCAGCAAGCGCAGTCAGAGTGCTGCTCTCCATCACGGACCAGTAATTAGCATCACTCGGGAAGGCGTTCTCAGGTCCAACCCAATCATAGCCAGCAGGCGCGTAGACGTAGCCCCAACGATACCAGATATCGGTGCGACCGCCACCCTTGTACTTGTTGGCATCACGATAGATTTCAACCGGATCAGGAACCATTAACGGACGCTGAGCGATAGCACCAGGCAGTACTAAGAAAGAAGTCTTAGGCCCAACGATATCAACACCAGAACCATCGTTAATGAGTGCAGTTTCAGCAGCACTAAAGCGCTGAGAGGCACGCGTTCTAATCAAGCGGAACTTACCGTCAAAGATAGTTGGAAAGTCAATATTACCTTCAGTGACTTTAGTCTGATCAACAAGATTTGCCGATCGGAAAGAAGCCATTACTTCAGGCGACGTGACCAGATAAGCATAATCTGGCTCGTAGTCCTTAAATGCCATACCAAAAGCATTCAGGAAACCCTCAGCACGCTGTGCGCCCTGTTCCATGGATGCCTTGGTATTATCGAAGGTCTTGATAATAGTATCAGTACCTAGATCAACATAGAAACCATACTTCTTATCAGTAGGATCATTATCGAAAGTCTGACCACCTAAGCCAGTACCTCCGCCAGCCACACCAGCACCATTAAGTGCTTCAGAGACTGCTACACCCTTGAGGACAGAAAGCAAGGAATCATGCTCATCCTGGGCACGAGTTTCAGCAAAGTCTCGTGCAACTTTGGCCAGGCCGTCCTGCTGAGTAACAACCTGCTTCATGTTGACCTTTTCCGCACCGTGCGTACGAACAGTCTTGATATACTTCAGGAAGTCCGAAGTATAAGAAGTCTTAGTACCATCAGTATCATCAGTCAAAGAAGCAACATTGATAGTCGGGTTTAACGGCTTGAACCATCTCATCTGACCGACAAACGTCTCAGTGTTTGTATCGATCTGAGGATTATCACCAACGATGCCCGTTCCAGTCAGCTTCTTAGCATTAGTATACGCTTCATCGGTATACGCTGCGAGAGCCTCCTGAAGGACATAGTTGTCGGCACCCGTCAAAGGGTTGCCAACCGGATCATAAACAGACATATATTATTGTATCCTTTAGTTTTGCTGCTGGTGAGGAAGTTTACCTGCAGCAGCAAGTTTTAAGACCTCGTCTTGCGACTTAGAAAACAAAGATTCATTATCTTTAGCCGTAGACGTTACTTGAGTACTGACATCAGGAGTGGTTCTCCCACTACCTGTCGAACGCTGAACTTTAAATAAGAAAGAATTAGTATTGTCCTCTGCAAAAGCAGAAACATATTCCTGGATAGATTGTCCAGAACGATGCACCCAGACACCGCTTTCAGTTTTGACCAACTGATCTACAATATCACGACGAGCCATTTCATAAGACTTGTCATTTTTGAATTCTAGAGCAGATAGTGCTGCGCGAACATCATTATCTCTAGTAAGCTCAACATTCTGCGAAATAAGAGTCTTATTCTCTTTCGCGAGCTGTTCGAGCTTCTTCTCGTAAGCTGCTTTATGATTCCCCTCTTCTTCGAGACGTTGAATCTCAGCTAAACGCTTTTCTTCCTTAATCTTTTCAGCTTCCTCTACCGCCTTATCTCGTAACTGGTAAGCTTTATCAATATTTTCTTTCATAGGCTTAAGTTGCTTTGCTACTTCTTCCTGAAGACGTTTCTGAAAAAGATCATCTTCAGGATCCAACTTAGGAGGATCTTCAGTAACAACTGGTTCTTCAATTACCGGTTCGTTAACGGGATTGGGGTTAGGATTCGGATCTGCCATTTTATCACCTTTGAGTACAACTCATGAATAAAGGATACAATCCTTTTATTCAGTTTTGAATGCAAAATCAAAAGATATTACATATCATTAAGTTATCGGCATTAACTAGCCGACACCATACCAACTGTAGTCTTCACTGAAATCTAATGGAACCTTTTCAAGGATATCGTCTTTAGTTAAGACATCTTCTGGCTTTACTAATTTTCCGTTTATTCTGGATTTGCCCGGAACGGGTATCAATCCAGTTTTAATTGCACGCTCCAAATAAGCCTTATGTAAATGAGAAGGCAATCCTCTTGCTTTCATTTCTTTTAACACTTCTTCAATGATATTTATATCAAGTGTCTTGCCATAAAGCTTACGTAATGCATGTCTAGCAGGGATCATATCTGCAATATTAGTAAAGAATGCATCGTGAACAGTAGAGGTTCCTATTTTGTTTTCTCTACCCCATAGATGAAAATTCTTTACCAACGTTGCATCGTTAGAATGGTTGCCATTAACTGCAAAAGCCGTACGTGCTTTAGTTATATTCGCAATATCATTAATCTTACCATCCTTATTAATGACCTGTTCCCACCAAGTAGCCTCTGTCTTTTGAGGCACTTGTAAAATATTAGTAGACCAATTGCCAAACTTATCCTTATAAATGAGACGTTCATTAAATGTTTGAGTGAAGTTTTGTTCAAGAACTTTTCCATCAAAATTAACCCAGGGAACATTAGTCCAACTTTTGGGTAATTTATTCGCATAGAATAGCTCTACTTCGCTTACTGTCTTCAACTGAAGTAATTCAAGTTTGAGATATTTCGCACCAGTACGTCTTGTACCGGGCTTCTTGACACCATAGATAACCTCATCTAAGGTATCTCCTGGTTTGTAAAAACCAAATTTCTTTAAAGCTTTTTCCGAAACAGGTTCCCCAGCTCTTAATCCTAGAAATTCACTAAGACGATCAGGCAAGATAAAACCTTTCTTACGTGATCCTCTTAATTTTAACTTCATAATTGTTTTCCAATCGAAGTTTGAGTTAGAGGGCTTGGCATGTGTCAAGAAGTCCTGGGCCAGTTCACCAAAGAACTTGGTAAAATCCTTTAAAATAGGCGTACGATCAGAAAGATGTTCACTCATAATTTTAGCGATATTTTTGAAATCCTCAGGAGTAACCACTTTGTTATATTGGAGTGACATCTTTTCAACTAAGTCTTTGGTTTTAGGATCTAGGAACCATAGCTGTTCCATGATCTCATCTCCTGGATCTATACCTTTATTAAAAATATCTCTAACATTATCTCTAAGTGCACGCAATTCTAGGGCGTCTTCTGGGCTCCATCTTTCCACTCGTGCAATACGAGCAGATATTTCATTCAAGACTGTTTCTCTTTCAGAGGCTTTAACAACAAGAACATCTACATCCTTATCTAGAATCTTAGACAATTTACCTTCTACATTTAATGCACCGGTACGTTCACCAGCACCGTAGAAGGTTACCATATTTTGGGCTTTAGCCGCCTTTCTAAGATCTTTCTCTGTTAATCCTAGCTTTTCATTTATTCTCTTGAAACGAGGATCATTGTATGTATCAGCTGCGATCTCATCATACAGACGTTTCTTATAATCTGTCGGGATGACATTACTAAATTCAGCCAATTGTTTGTTACGTGTTGTAAGTGCAATGATCTGAGCGCCAGAACTAGAGGCATCTTGCTCAAGTGCCAGAGCGGTTCTGTACTTAGTGAGATTCTTTAAATTACTTGCAGAATAAGGGTTTTCGCCTGTAGCATTCTTTTTCCAATTCCAACTCCAAAGCTCTGCCTCCTTATCTCCATACTCATACTTATAGGGTTTCTTAGCTTTACCTACCTTAATAGTACCCAAGGGTTCCAAGGTAACATCGTCTAACACCCACTTTTCAGATGTTAATTTTACATCTGGCACTTGTGCCTTGGTAGGTACTTTGAACTTTGTTCCATTAGGTGCTTTATAGACGTATAATGTTTTACCTTCTAGATTTGAAGACATTGCTTTTAACGCATCATCAAGATTGTCTGAAAATGAGATACGTTTTGTAACAGCATCTTCATAACCCTTCTTAGTTAAGAAATTAGAGGGAATTCTAGGCTTTAAATCCAGATTAGAAAGAGGACGAGTACTGACATGAAACAAACCACCTGTAGTTGCGAAGTCTCCCGTTTGCGCTCTAAGGAAATCGTCTATCTTGGCATACTCAATAGCGAACCGATAAAACTTTCCTAATTCTTCGCCATCAATCTGATTAGCTAATTCTGATTCTAATACTTTACGAATATCGTTGGGTTTCCCACGTCTCATATGATTGCCAATACGAACAAGCTCAAGTCTATGCTTATCAGCAATCTTTTGACGCCCAGTATAGCTCAAAGAGTTATAGCGACCCTCTAAACGATCACTAATACCACCCAAGAACATTCCTACCTGGTCTTTAAAATTTCTATAATCTTCAGGACTAAAGTTCTTTTCAACAGCAGTATTCAAGAAAGGTCTAAAGGTCTCACCAGCTTGTGGACCTATGAGTCCTCTCTCATAAATACGTGCTCGATGATCGATAAAAGGCAAGTTACTAAATACTGCCTTTTTGTCTCTCAACCATTCCATAGCCTTGAATCGTTCATAAGTATCGCCCCTAGCAGCAATATACTTGCGATACTCATTAAGATCATCATAAAGAGCCGCCTTACCTTTGTCATCCTTAAAGTATAGAAGCTTTTTAACAAAATCATAATAGTCCTCATCGATTTTGTATTGACTTTGTCCTGCCCAATTAAGAGCACTAGCAAAATCTCGATCTACAAAACTCGTTGGAAAGTCAGAGAAACTAGAAGTGGAAGTAATAGGGATCCTAGTGTCTTCCCACAATCCACGTCTTTTAATAAAATAAGTCTTATAACCAGGCCTAATCAACAATTGGTTTGCCTTATTAAGAGAAGGAACACGCATTCCTAATTCGATTTCACGAGTCAATTTAGCATATTCTTGAATACGTGGATCATTGATCCTGATATTATAAGAGATAGTATCGTAATAAGGACCAAAATATTTGCCGCTTATACGACTCTTCATACGACGTTTTTGTACACCAAAAGTCTCTACAGTAAAGAATTTCTTAACATTCCTCGCTTCTAATAGACTTTTACCAGCTCTATACCATTTGTTCCTATTGCCATTCAGATTAGCGAGATTATAAAGATCACGTCCTAAAGCGATAGCTAGTTGATCCCTATCTGGGAAATCAGCTAAACTTAAACGATGAGCAAATTTCAGGTAAAATTGATGTAATGCATCATCATTCATACGTGCTTTTAATACAGGATTGATTTTATAATCAAATACATTCCTCAGTTCTCTAGCAATCTTAGGAGCAGTCTTATCTTCCCACTTATTCCGTCTAAGAATGTTAGACACAAATCGATCATGTATATCATCAAGCTGTATGGGGCCAAGTACAGGATCAATGTAATTTGCTTCTGTGAGTTTTCTGAGAGCATTAGAATCTTTCCTTATTTGTGTTTCTAAGGCATCCGAAACATTCATGACATCATATTTAATCTGACCTGTCGAGACTGCTTTGAAGTTCGCCCATGCTTCAGGTTTGTCTCGATACCTACCAAATATGATACGAAGATTATCTGCAATCACCGCTCTTTCATTAACACTCATTCGTTCATCTAGACTTCTAACGAATTTCTCAATCCATTCTTTGTCTCGTGGTTGTAATTTCTTAGTCTCTCGAACCAATCTTAAATTGTTTTCAAGAACTTTTGGATTAGGCTGAAACATACGTGCATCCATGTAACGTCCAGTCACAGGGTTAAAGACCATTTGATCCTCTCTAGGAGGATTGGCTAATACACGTCTCTTAGCAGACCTCTTAGTTCCTATAAGATTACCTCGATAATTTGTCAATGCTAAAGTACCATCTAATTCACGAGATTGTAATAGATAATAATCACGTAAAGTATTAGATAGTTTAGTGTTGTTTATGAAATCATCTGGCTTAGTAGCCCATAACTGCATAGAATCAAGTCTTTCTTTTGCTAGAGCAAACTTACGAGTATGTGAAGGTAATGTATATGAACGATCAGTCATTTTACGTAATTCACGAATACCAATTGAATTACCTTCCGCATTGGTAAATCTTTTAAGCTTTATCTGATTAGATCTGAATAATTCTAATCTTTGATAATCACCAAGATGACGTAATTGAACAGCCTTTGGTTGTCTACGTAACCAAGCATCATATGATTCACGTAGAGGTGTTTGTCCATCGTAAAAGGCTCTTTGTTTCTTTGTAAGCTTTTTAACATTACGTTTTCTTACTTGGGCGACACCTTCGAGTTCCGCAACGTCTTCCCACGATTTGAAAACAGGTATCGTCGTAGAGCGACAATTGTAATGAGCAGGAGGTAAATGAACAGTATCATCTGGCTCGTAAACAGTACCATCTCTGTGTGCACATATTCGAGTCGTTCTTGAATCCAAGATCGCAACGTACTGCCAGCCTCTGATAGCTTTCTTATTAGATTCATATATAGATTGATCCACCTGCGAACGCACACTGGTGATTGCTGTAGTTACTAAGCTACGAGAATGAAATCTGGAAATCTTAATTGAAGATCCCTTTCTAACTTCTCTAGCAATTCGATCAGCAGAATAGCCCTTAGCCATTCCTTTCCTGATAACAGCTTCTAATCTCTTACGTTCGCCTAAACCAACTCCCTTCCATCCTGCCTCCAGTGTATTGTTCTTATATAGGGGATTTTTAAGGACTATGTCTTCCGGTATTTTTCGATACGGTTTTCTAGTCCTCCAAATACGACCCATAGCATTATCTATCTTTCCATGAAGATAGGAATACTGATCATTAGCAAAATCGATTAGAGAACGCTTGGATGTATTATGGGCATCTTCAAATGTTCTCTGTATATCTTGATCGATTGCTTCTCTTAATTTAACAAATCCTTTAGGAGACAATTTAGCCTCACGGATGAGTTTATCTACACGTACAGCATGACCATCAACGATAAGCTCTACTTTTCCAGTAACACGTCTCTCGTACAGACGTATCATGGCAGCTCTATCGATAACATCGTCATATATCTGAGTGTTTACATTCGTCATTATGACTCGCCTTGTATCAACTCCATTAAGCGTTGTTCAAGAATAATCTCTCTATTTTCAAGATAACGTAATCTTTTCTGTTCTCTTAAAGTGAGATCTTCGATTTCTAACAATTCATCCAATTCAAGAACTGTCAAATCTAATTGTGTCTCTAGATCACCAATCTCACGATCCTTAGCTTCTTCCGCATCAGCAGCTTGTAATTGTGCTACATCAGAAGCTAAAGCATCCTTGGCGGAGGTAGTAATATAAGCGTTTACAGAAAGAGTACCTACCACAACTGCGACTATAGCGCTGATAATTGTTTTAGGATACTCAATATTCATCTGAGACTCTTAGGCTTCTTTACAGGTTTTTTATGCTTTTTAACATACTTTCCGGCTCTGACTTTTGCTGCAGCACCTACGCCAGCACCAATATAGGCACCGGGTACACCAGCACCAAAGAGGCTACCAACAGCAGCACCAGTAATACCTGTGACACCAAGCTGTTTTTTCCAAGAGTCTCCTGCGATTTGTCGCATACCAGAGTCTTTATAATAACGATTCGCAGCTCTATCTTCTCTCGACCCTCTCGATCCTCTACGTCCCTTAGCGTTCTTATTACCTCTAGGGGCACCACGTTTAGCCATTTTCTTTCTCCATTTATTTGAGCATACTTCTAACAAAATTAAGGTCCGCTTTAATGAGATCTCTAGTTAAACTTCCCTTTCCTTTGATTCCTCTTAAACCAAATAATAAAGCACCTGACATTCCCGCAGGTTTTTGACCTTTAAATTTAGCTCCAGCATGTGCTTGACCGATCTGTGCTCTTCTTACTTCTCTAGCTACTTTTAATTTAGACTTCTTTGCATTATCATTACCTCGTTGAGCACCACGTTTTCTAGGCATATTATTTCCTCTTCCTCTTTTTACGCTTCTTATAAGCAGATGGAACAGGTGCAGGTTTAGGATTATTTTTAACGTACTTTCTTGCCTTCTTAGTACCTTCAATTCCTGATATAATACCTGAAGTGACACCACCAGCTGCGCCCATTGCCGTTATTAGGGGGTTTGCACTACTACCAATTAATGCACCGGCCATACCAAATCCTACAGCTCTCTTTGCTATGTTCTTACCATAAGACGCAGAAGCAACTTTTCTTGTATAGACATCTCTATGGTATCTATCAATCTCTCTTCCTTGTTCCATCGTAAAGCCGCCAAATTTGCCATTTCTACGACCTTTGGCGTTCTTATTACCTCTAGGAGCTCCTCTCTTGGCCATTAGCGTTTCCCCTTCGTTTTACGTTTTTTACCAGTTAGAGTGACTTTTTTAGAAGACTTCTTTTTCTTATTCAACTTCGCGGCTCTTTTCTCACCAGCATTTGCTCCCAGAAGAGCACCTACGCCTGCACCAATTGGTCCACCAACAGTGCTACCCACCAAGCCGCCTGCAGCAGCACCTACTGCCATATTACGAAGGCTTCTCTTTGCATTAGTATTTTCACGAGAAGATCCACCTCTACGCCCCTTAGCATTCTTATTACCTCTAGGAGCACCACGTCGGGCCATTACTTTCTTCTCCTCTTTTGTTTCTTTCCTTTATTAACAGCCCACTTACCTGTGGCTTGACCTCCCTTGGTTAGACCATAGCCTGAAGCGGCACCGGCAACTCCACCTAGCGCAGCACCGGCAATACCAAACCCTAGGCCACCTACTGCAGCACCATGAAGCGCACCCACCGTAGTAGCAGCTTTTCTCTGCTTTTTCATACCAGTCGCATTCTTAGTAACACCACTATAGGCACCGGCCACAAAGTTTCCACCAGGAAGGACTCCTCCGAGAGCACCTAAAGCATAACCTTTGCTAGCTGGATTTTTACCACCTCTACGTCCCTTAGCGTTCTTATTACCCCTAGGGGCACCACGTTTAGCCATCTTCTTTCTCCTCTTCTTCGGGTTCATCAACTTGGTCAGCATATGCTTCATTCATTGATGCCTGGAATGCCATTGCTTGTTCCATTCCTTCTGTTATCTCCATTTGACCTTCTTCATCATCGTAATCCGTAGGAAGAATATCATTATGCTTAAGCAATGATAACCACGCAGAACGTGGAATAAGACCCTGTTGATACCATTCAGTTGCAAGACGTAACCATTCTTCCCCAACAGGACTCGGATTGAAGTCAGCTGATAATGAAAATTCAATATCTTCTGCTCTTAATTCAAGATTTAAACGCCAATTAATGAGGAAAGCAATGACCTGTCTTATAGTATTACTTACTTTATTGTTTAATGAACCGAGCTGAGCTGTCTGTGCCGCATTACGTATTTGAAGAGCAATACCTGATTGTTCTGTCTCAGGAGTTAACATCCTGATACCTAATTTGGCCATCTCTTCAATTGAATTCTCAATCGCCCTATCCATATCTTGCAAAGCAGCAGTGGGCGTATCTAGAATAGAAGCTTTATCATCTGATCTAAGATGTAACCAAGAACCAAGACCTGCAGATACGATCTCTTCAAACTCCTCTGCGTTCATATCGGAAGAAATTACTGGTGTATAAGTAGCAGCACCATATAAGAGATGATTTCTTCTAGAGATCTTATTATAAAGAGCCATTTCTTTGTCAATGATTGGGCTTAGTAGAGGCTGTACGATATCAATAGAACCATTTAAAGGCCATGCAGGGATAAAAGGAAGAGGCTGACCAAACTTAGCAATGTCACTAATCGTTTCTTTATATTGAAAAACAAATTTCTTAGGCGTCTTATCAGCATCCCCAGAAGAGACTTTCACATCCTGCCTTTCCTCTTCCTTCTCAAAGATACGAATCTGATAATAACCCGATTCATTTAATTCATGTACCCAGACAGTATCATGGAACGTTGGATGAAATTCGTTCTGATCATAACGCTCTACCAATCCACGTATGATCAAACGATCTAACATAGTCTGTCCAAATCCATCATCTTTGATTCGCCAATTAATAATAGACTCAGCCTGAACAACCTTTGGATAAGGTGCATAAATTATCTGTTCTTCTGGAGTGATATCTTCAGGTACTTCAGGATGATCTACAAGAATCCAACAACGAGAAGATTGAATTTCCTCCCATAATGCCTCATCAAGAAATGCAGACAGAGGTGAACCATCCTTTGCAATAGAATTGGCAATCCAATCATGTACATCATCACCTAATTCATCTGGAAGTACAACTACAGGTGCTTTCCTCAGAAGACCCCCAACAAGCATCTTAGCGAAACTCGCAGTGATACCAGGCAGTTCTGCTTCAGCTTTATAAAACTCGTATTGCGGATAATCCATAGAAGGAGAGAATGGAATCAGAAGGTTCCTAAAATAAATAGTATCTAGAGTACTATCATATTCTTTTACTGCACGCTCCCCTTTACATACAGCCCTATTCTTAACCCAAGCGGAAACCATAGATTCATAGGCTGCATTAGGATCAGCAACTGTCTTAATCTTGCTTTGGGCAGCGTCAACAATAGTCATATTATGCCCTCAGTCTTTCATTGAACTCCTTATGAGTTCCTGTAAACGTTTCATATCTACTAACAGCAGTGATTGTTCCATCTCCATTATCAGTAATATTAAACTGACATGGCTGTTTCTCTCTGAAACCTTTCGCCTTGATAGGTTCCTTCTTTGCAATAGCAGGTTTAGACGGCTTTACAGCCACCTCACTCTTACTATTAAACTCAATCTTAGACATTCTCTACTCCTATACAAACATAATAAAATACTTTCCATCTGTAGTAGCCCCGACAGGAGCGTCTGTTGCTTCTATCTTCAACCAATCTGTTTCCCAGCCAAGCCCTGAGCCGTACCAACCCATGATAGTTAAATACAATTCATCATTTAATGAAAATATCTCGGGAATCATTCTATTTCTAAAATCCGGATCTATTGGGTAGTCTATACCGTAAGCGACCTCGCCACCTCCGATATCTGTCCTTACTGGCCAAACTCTAACTTCATAAACGTGGTTACTAAATAAAAGAATTTCCCAATAAAAATAATTCCCTGTACCACCCCAATCGAAATTTTTTGTATGTTTCCATTCATTGGGACCAGTTGCATCATAATTCGAACCCTTTATAGATAATTGATCTGGAGTAGCTCCAGAGTCAAAATGTATAACGAGTCTTTTAGCAGGCCAGGTGGCATTTGTCGCTGATGAAATTGTTGATGTTCCAAAATAAAAAGATAATTGATGGACATTATTATCTATCTGCCCAGCTTTGCCAGTGAATTTTATTGCACGTTCACTCAATTTAATTCCGGTACGAATTCTAGCTGCTTGATTTGAACCATTACCAGTAAAATTCAAACGATTATCATTTATTACCGGACCAGTATCTGCACCACCCGTCGCTCCCTCTAATCGTTCCCAACCATATCCTGGAGCATCTAAATCAGGAGTATGGGCATCAATTAATGTACTATTAGTATCAGTAAAAGTGTCCTCAATTATTAAATTTGGAAAGAGTGTAGGATATTCTTCTCGATCGATTTCGGTAACGCTCCTAATATGCACTGGTGTTGAGTTACTAGTATCTTTCATAGAAGGATGTATATCACCATTTTTGATTGAAGACCCATAAGCTATGCTATTCCCAACTCTATCAGGATCCCCTATTTTTCTGAGAGGCGCATAAGCTATTAAACTTGAATATTCTACAACTGAATTAGCAGGATGTCCCTGATGTAGCTTTTGAATATAAGATAAGGGCAATCTACCTTTTATAACACTAAATTCAGCAAAGTAACCATCAAATCCTCTATCATCTTCATATCTATTACCCAGATAAAAAGAACCAGGTATGGTAGAAGGCAGAGAATCAGCCATGTTATCAGAACCCTGACTCATAGTTGACGGTAAACCATTTACATAGATTTGTGTTGTAGCTATCCAATCGGCTTCAGAGGTATCACTATAATACCATGATAACCAAGCCCCATCTGTGTTACTGGGCACTCCCAGTCCAACTCGTTCATTATCATTAGGAGGAGTTTCATCGGATGTCCTATAAAACGTTGTATTCGCAACATTCCAAGAATATGAACCTATACTTGAATTACCACCAGCAGTCTTATCCCATAGAAAGTTAGAACGACTAGCAGTTGTTCCTATCCTCTTAAACCACATAGTAACAGTATAAGGACCCGGTGCATGAAACCTAGGTACATTTAAAATAACACTATTATTTGAACTGGCATAATCATTATATACTGCCATTATCGCACCCTCACAATATGTGGAGGAGTTACGTCTTCTGAACGTATTCCTGGAATTAAATTGTAATTATTACGTGCAGGCATTGGATACACAAAACTGCCACTATCTGCAGATATAGGTAAATCTTGAGTGTTAGCACTATTCTGTCTACCTATCAGGCCATTTGAATAATCTGGTGTATACACTCCATCTTTCCAATCATTTGCAAGGAAACAAAAAGAATTTGGAATATCTACTGGATTAATTTGATAATTAATTAAACGATCCTGTAATTCAGATGTAACAGGAACCGAAGAAGTCCAAAAAGCCATACTATAAAAGGTGTAATCAAAACAAGTACTACCTGTACTATTCTCGCAACCGATAACAATCCAACGAGAAGACTTAGGTCCAGTCATAAAGGTACGATTCCAAGCTTGATCTACTGAGTTATTATCAACCTGAGTAGTAGAAGTCTGTGCTGAGCCATTATACCATGTCTTAGGTAAATTACTAAGAGAACTAGTATCCCAAGAAAAAACAAATCTTACATCTAAATTTGTTCCTGTTGCTGGAAGAGCATTATTTACCCTATGCTGTTCAGTACCTCCAACAGTCCCTGGTACAACACCCCATAATCTAAAATCATATCCTTCCGGTGCTGTAGTTTGATACCAAAGATCCATTACATGTGTTTGTTCTGGACCCATATTAGGTTCATCGCAAATATTTACTATCTGAGCACCGTGAATACCCGCGTCCTGGCGATGAAAATGTATATAGCCACAAAAATATCGAAGAGTCTGTATGTTGAAACTTTGATAACATAACTTCTGGATAGTGGCATTGTCTTGAAAATAAACAGCCATTATCTACCCCTCTTTGTTGGTATTCT